AACACCACCATTCATGTAAGGGATTAGATAGTCTTGCTTGTTGGCTGTATCGCCTAGATTGTAGTTGTGAATTAACATTGCTTGAATTGCATTTTTTACGTTTGATAATCGCATTTACTTACTCCATTTTTTGTTAAGTTTGTTTTGCAGAAATTTTTTGTACTGACCTTTTTTCTTATCTTGTTTCGTAATAGGATCGTCTGCATTATCCCAATCAGCTTTTAATTCTTCTAAGTATTTTTTAATAAAACTTTCATACTCGTTGCCAAATTCTTCAACAGCCATTTTAAAAACTTGCTCGTTTGTGCTGTCTTCTAATTGTTCATGAATAAGAACTTTTATATTTTGTTGATCATTCCAATATTTAGGATATTTCACTTCAGTTCCTACTGTGAAATATTGATTTTTAAATCTACTCATTTTGTCTCCATTTTTGATGATAGTAATAATGATAGTAGGGGAATAAATCCCCTACCAAATTAACCTAATGTTTTGACCATTTCATTTATATGATCATTTTCTTCTATTGCCTCATCAATAGCCTTTCTTCCGGCATCAGCTATATTAAACTTGGCTACTAGATCATTTGAGAATTGATCAAGTTCTGCCTGTGTCATAATAAGACCATCTCTTTGCTTGCCTGTCTTAGTTTTAAGACCACACAGTTTATCAATGATTTGATCTAGAGGAGATTTAACATCCTCGCCCTTGTTATGACTTATAAGTTTTGCTTGCGAGGTTATGCCTAGCTCATCAAACAAATCTATAACAAACTCTTTAGTACAGTTTGATTTAGGTAAATCATGCTTTGCACAGAACAGGACACAATTTCTTTTGAACAAATCGCTTTGAGTGTCTGTCATATTACAGGCTGTCACTAAGGTAGTTAGTATTTCTGTGCTTGATGCCTCAGAAATATTCGCTGTGTCATTCCTTGGTACTGATGCAACGACAGGCATTAAAGTTGCAAACTGATCAACCTTAATATCGCTCATCTCAGTAGCATTATTTTTATTTAAGCCTTTAAGACTAACATGTCTCGCCTCTTGTGTGGCTAACTGCTTGGCTATGTCGTTAGATATTATTGATTTTTTAAGCATCGTCTTTGTCTCCTTGGTTGGTTTGATTTTTTGATTTATTATATCCTTGTCAATAATTGGATTGACTAGGTCTCTTCTTAAATATCGATAGATTGCTTTGAAACAATCGCCATGAGATTTGCTGTGAGTTTTAGCAAACCTTTTTATTTTAGGTGCTTGGATACGTTGCACTAAATGACTGACCTCATGGCTGACTGTCATTAAAAATGCATGATTTAAATTGAGACACTTTCTGCCCCCTATCTGTGGATCACTATCAAAGTTTTTATACTCTCTCTGATAATGTTCTTCATCTATATGCTGATAATAACTAAGGTTAAACTGCATAGCTGATACTGTATTATTTCTTCCATGTTTAACATATGTGGCATTAGCAGATTTATTTACGATCCTTGTTACAGCTACAGCTTTATCAACGTCTGCTGTAGTAATATTTAACTCATATTCTTTTTTCTTGAGGTGGTTCATACATTTACGAACCATTTTCTTAATGGTATTTGTATGGGCAGTAATTTCTTTTTTAGAATAATTATGTTTCTGCATTTGGTAACTCCGGTTTGTTTGTTTTTATTCCAATACAAAGAGCAATAAATACTGCTCGATGTTTCGACCTCTTTAGGTCTCATCAGTTGGACTTTTTAATTCGTCAGCAAAATATGAGACTGCTTTATCCCATTGTTTTGATAGCTTGTTGATTGGTGTATAATACCAACCACCTAAAGGCTCTGCTCCACCTTGGACTGCATAATCTCTGAACTTTCTTTCATGTTTTGAAATGGACATTCCAACATCAAATATTTGCATAACGTAATGCAACCTATAAATATATTTGAAGTTCGTGTGTTTGGTGGTTCTCATTTCATTCATGATTTCTTTTTTGATTACTTGTCTCATGTGACAGCTCCCTTATTTAGATATGTTTACTAATGTTCTGTAATGTAATGCTTGGATATTGTAGCCACCACATAAGACAGTTTGTATTCTAATAACCTTATCGCCTTTGTCAGTTCTGACATTGTAATGACCATCAAATCCATTAGATGTCATAATAAGATTTGTTTTATATATTTCATTGATGCCAAAATCTTCTAGCTTTTTAGCCATCTTTGAATTTCTTGATTTAATGATTGCCTCTGCATCTTTTATAGCCATGTCCTTAGCCATATTTAAATTTATACCGGACAGCTTTGCAGTTAGTGATTTACCACCACCAATTCTGTTAAGTTCATCCCAATCAGTATAGCCATTAATCCTTGTAGGTGCTTTCCACCAATTTTGAATACCTTTTTGTTTCATTTCATAATCTTCTATTTTCATAGATATGTATGATCTGTCAAAGCTGTCAAAACATTGTTCTAAATGTTTAATTATTTGTTTGTATGTATTCATTATATTGCCCCTTTTGATTGTTCGATCTTTTCCATTTTATCATGTTCAAAATTTATCTCTCGATTATAACAAGCACTACACAAATCCCAACCTATCTTAAAATATCCAAATTGGGTTTGACCTTTATCATAAAACTTTACATTTTCATTTGTATTACAACTTGCACATGTGTTTCTTGTATACATTTTTAAACTCCATTTTTGATTAACTGTTTCATTCTTTTGAAATCGTCAGACCAACTACACAGTTGATTACAGTATTTTATTAACATCGACCTAATTCACAGTAAGGCTTTAATCTGAACCTGTGAGCCTCGAATTTCACGAGACAGTCTTTAAGTCTTATCCGGAGATGTCTGAGCCGGATGTTTGAACAATGATTAACATGTTAAATATAGTATGTAACCAAGGTGCCACCTCTTTATACACCCATGATAATAGGTGTCAACTATATAATTACTTAGTTGGGTTAACATATATTATCTAATGTTTACCTGTATTCTTTTGTTACTTAAAAGATTATGTAAAGTTTTTATTATATGCCCTGTAACGTAGAGTGGAGAACAAAAACCTTGAAACATAAAAGTATAACTAATCGTACCTGTATGGGCTAACATGGTCTGTATGACCTTTAAAAGGCTGTTAATAGCTATAGTAATTTTGATGCCTTATAGTCTCTTCACAAAAGATACAAAAATCTTTCCCATATTCAATCCATTCACCAAAACCTAAATCCTGTAACCTGTAGGCATAGACTGAATAAGTCTCAAAGAAATCTTCATCTATATTTGAATAGGTAAAATAGAAATAATCTTTTCCCCTGTATAAACATAGGTTTTGATTATTAATCTCATTTAATATTGTTTTGATTTTTATCTGCATTTAGTAACTCCAAAGTTATTTATTATAAGTAGTAAGAGGGAAGTAGCATTTTTCTTGGATAATAATTTATCCTCTATAAATAATAAATTTGAGGGGGCATTTTTCTTGGATTTATTTTAATTATGTTTATGACCTACAAACAAACCTAATTAAATGTTATCCTGTTTTAGAAGTGACCTGCTCAGAAATAGCAGAGTAAAAGTTTACGTAAAGTTTACAGGTAATTATATTGGAGAATAAAATGACAGATAAGAAAGACAATAAGCCAAACCTAAAGCTGTTAGATGGTGGCAAGTCCAATCAAGATAAGACTAAAAAAACTACAGCTGTTGGTGTGGAACTGACAGCTAAACAGCTAGGGTTCTGTAAGGACATTGTAGGCATGGGGGGCAAGAAAGGTATGACCTTAGTGGATGCATATCGTAACAACTACAATGTCTCTAAGGATATTAAAGGTAACAGCCTAAGAGCAATGTCTTCTAAGTTAAGAGCTGACGTTAATATAACATTAACTGTTAATAGGTTATTAGCTCAAAAGGATAGTTTACAACGCATGCAGACAGTCTCTTTAGGAGAACAAATAATACAGGACTTGTTAGCGTTCAGTAAGGATGAGAACATTACTGATAGTGTACGTGCCT